TGAAAGTGCTGTTTTAAACGTAAATGTGATTTTTTTGTGTATCAAATTATAATTTCATAAATAACATCAGCGTGATATACACCCTGTTTATCTCGAATAGCGTCTTTAAGTATATGCTTTTTCCCGTTGTACTTCTGGCAAAACCTATCGTAATGCCGTTCCACCGGGTTTCCTTCGATCATTCTCCACTCCAAACGATGAACACGATATGAATTAATCAGTTTTTCCAATTCTCTGAAAACACTTATTCCGATTATTGGATTTCCCTTATCAAAAGAAAAAAGACTGAAACAGTTTGCATTAGAAGAATACATATCAAGGACATAGGAAAAATAACCAATTAGCTTTTTGTCATCTACAATAGCATATTGATATACGCCTTCTCCCTCATCAGATATTTCCGGAGTGCTGAATCCGTTTGATCCTGTATACAAAAACATCTCGTCATCATAAGCGTGATATAATATCTGCTTTTTGATTTCATCTTTGTATAAAATTGCCGGTACTAATGCCATGCTTTACCTCCTTTTTATCATAAGAAAAACACCCTCGAAAGGGTGCTTAATCAATAAATATTCCTTTTTGAAAATTTATAAATTTTTAACCGCCTTGTTTTTGCAAGGCGGTTAAATTCCAAATTCATCGTAAAAAATATCTATAATTTGCTCATAGATTTTTGCCTTTTTGTTTGGCTCTCCGTTTTTATCAAAAGCATTGCTTAAATACGCATCTGTGAGTTTATCATGAATATTCATCAGTTCGTCGTCGGTATAATCGGTATCATTATCTAACTCTATACTGTGAGATGCTAATAAATAAATCTGCTCTGAATTAAATTTATCCTTGACTCGAAGCATTGTTCTTCTCCTTCAATTTCTTAACTTTTTTTGAACTCGTTTTCCAACCAGTAGTAAGCTTTCCGGTTAATGTATTTACAGCTACTGTTGCTTTTTCACCGATGTATTGTTGTGTATTATCTGCTCTTATTTTACCAATATCAAGAGGATTTGTCAAGGCATCGGACGCATCATCTACGCTAAAATCACGTTGCTTCATTCTTTCCTTAATATGCTTGGATACTTCAGTTATAGTTATTCCGTTTGCGGTTTCAAGTCCTACTAACTTTAAACACTCCTGTTCAAATTTTAATGTCTCTTTATAGCTTGCTGTGGTCTTAGCCGCCTGACTGCGTCCGTATCCGGGTGTTGCCGTTCTGTCGGGCTTGTATGTAAGCCCATTTTTCTCACAGTAGCTTTTAAGCTGCTGCTCCTGCTGCTTGAGCTTATAAGCCGCCTTGTCAAAACCCTCTTTATCTCCGAGAGTGTCAAGAGAGGTACATTCCCGTTTGGAAGCTCTGACCTTGCGTTCAAGAGCACGTTGGTTGCAGATTTTTTCGTACTGCTCGGCATTTTCCTTTTCGTCATACGGGAAGTAGGTCTGAACGCTGATACCGGGCAGAAACGGATAGATCTGATGACCGCAATTTATACCAAGAAGCCCTGCAGGCTTGCCGTATGAGCTTGACCTCCAAGAATAGAATTTTATCCGTTTGCCGTCAAGGTCAGTGGTATAGCCTCCACCGCCATTGCGATTGAATATTTTCCCCTGATCTTTGGCACAGAGTGGTCTTGCGCCGCTGTGACTGCTGACCTCGATCAGATCAAGTCCGTATTCGTCCATAAGGGAAAACTGAGTTTCTTTAGCAACGCTTCCGACAGTGGAGCGTATACACATATTAGTGTATGCTTCCGGCGACCAGTTCCGACCGTTTTTATCGACAAAAGCCGGGATACCTTTCTGCGTCATCTCGCCGATACATTCCCGCATGGCACTCTGACGTGCTTCAATTCCGGTAACGACCTTTCCTGTAGCCTTAATCAGACTGTCTATGTATTCCTGCTTATTTGCAAGCTCGGCGGTACGGTTGATCACCTGCATAGCGACGTTCTTTGCCTTATACTTCATCGTTGTATTTGTAAGGTTCAGGTCTTTTTTTGCCTGTTTTTGAAGCATTTTAAGGCTGTTTAACATATTGCCGGACATTGACGGCGTGGCTCGTCTATCAATAAGCCCCTCCTGCACCATACGTTTTAATCCCGGCGCAAGCTCCTGAATAGCGGAATTTGCCGCTCTCTGAAGCGTAAGCTCAAGAAGCTCAGGCGTTTTGCCTGCGTATTCGGATATAGTTTTAGCGTTTTGTTTTGTAAGCTTGCCAAGCTCGGCGAGCTTTTTCATCTTCCACTTTGCCGTATCTTCTTCGATTCTTCCTGCGGCAAGATATGCCGCTATGTTTGCTATAAGGTCGGTTTCAAGCCCGACTATAAGATCGGTTATGCCTTGTGAAAGCTGTAGAGAAGTCAGCTTATTCATAGCTGTCACCGTCCAGTATGCCGCCGTCTATGTCATTTTCCTTTGCAATACGCTGCAGTTCTTCTGCGGCTTCTGCTTCATCAATATTCTGTGCTTCCATAATAGCACGAATTTTTGATTTAAGCCCTGCCTGAACAAGCTTGATATTGTTATCTATACGGGTGTTGTCATCACCGATAATGTTATCCTGCCAATTGACAGAAACCGTATAATCTTTGCTGACCTCTTCTGAAGCCTGTGTTATTTCTATAATCGCCGTTGCAAGACTTTCAAGCACCTCGGATATGATATTCTTGTTATTCTGCACGGTGCGAAGCGTATCCTTTTCATCAGCGGCAACTTCTGTCGCCGTTTTTACGCCGGAATTACTGTCAAACGACAGCGTTCCCGGAGAGAAACCAAGCTGAGTGCTGAGTATATTCAGCTGAAGCTTCAGAGCTTCGACGTGTTCGGTTACTCTGAGTGACTGTGTATTGTCGGATATATTCAACTTTGGCGCATCATCGGCGTTGAATGCCTGATATACTTCGTCATCGGTGTCAAAGTATTTTACTTCGTTGCCGTCGCTGTCATAGATCGATTTAATGCATTCCGAAGGAATAATGATACGCTTCTTGCCGAGTATAAATTCTCGCTCAAGGCTGTCGAATATTACATCTATTTCCCGTAGCGTGTCTATTGAATTTGCAAAAACAGGCAAGCCGAGCGGCAAGTCGAAAACCATATTGTTTCCGACTGCAGGTTTGAAATAGCAGAATAACGGCGTTTGAACGCCTTTGAACACTCTTTCGTATTCAAGCTTTGGGAACAGCTCTGAAACAGGTACTGCCTGACCGATATAGCTTCGTGAATCACTGCGCCGCAGTATATGATAGATATGAACGCCGTCCGACTGTAATGTATGATACTCGAACAGCTTGTAGTAGAAGCCGTTCTGAACATAATCGTTACAGAAGATACCCTCTGTTATCTGTCGGTTATTCCATTTTGTCGGGAAGAAACGATCGGCATTTATGTAATTCAGACGTATCACATTATCTTCAAGATACACCTTTATTATTCCTCCGCCGAGTGCATACGCACGGGAAAGAAATTCGGGGAAACGCTCCCAAAAGCAGTTGTTTTCAAGGACTTTGCTTACCGTATCGTTGTACTTTTCGTCATCAACGGATATATCGCACTGTTCTGAAAAAGTCATCGTGGCGAGCTTGTCGCAGATGACCTTTGCCATATTCGTCATAGCTCTGGGACGGCTTTTCTTTTTTATTCCGCTGTTTGTAACAGTTCTCCACGGCGGTTTGCCCTGATAGATGCGTTTTGCAGGCTCAATGTGCCGTGTATAATAGTCGGATATATCGACTATCGGCACGTTCGGAAATGCCTGCTTTATATAAGAGTATATCGACATCAATTTTTCCTTTCTGCGTCGAAGACGTTACTCATGTAAGCTTCGGTGCTGTATTCCTGTGCGTCAAGGCTGTCTATATTTATGCTACCGTCGTCAAGACGTATTTCGGTCGCCGCATTCGGCTTCCAGATAGCAGTCTGGAACGCTTCAATCGTATGCTTGCAGTGCGACATGATTTTATATCTGTCAGCCGCAATCAGACGGTTGTAGAATAAAATACGGTTGTTGATAGAACCTTTCCGGGCATTGTGAATATTGACCTTTAACTTTCTTCTCTGAGCGGCAAGGCGCACACCTTTGATCAGTATTTGTTCTGCTGAATCGAGATAAACCTCTGTACATTTCCACCTGCGGCATACACCTTCGATAAAAGTGCAGAAGTCGTTTTCAAGCTCATACGGTGATATTGTTTCCTTGCGATAGTATTCGTCAAGCGTTACGATCGACTGAAAGCCTTTAGTGAATCCTGTTGCATTAAGCGTATGAGCCGAACCGTTTCCGCCGAAGTCTCCTCCTATGGTAACAAACATAAGATCTTCGGGAAGTGTATCTACAATATATCTTGATGGGTTGTCGGCAAACAGTGGGTAAATAACACCTTCCGCCGCTACCCAGTTGCCACAAATGAAGCGTTCAAAATAAACACCCGTGTATTCCT